TCTTCAACTGTGCCAGCTGTTGTTTTGCCAAGAACTCTATTTGCAGTTACAATGTCTTGCATCTTATCATAGGTTACAGCATGTTCTTGAATTGTGACCTCGCCGGCATTTGTCATAAGAACATCTTGAGATAAAGCAGCGGATGTGAAACCAGTTCCATTACCAATTAAAATTTGCTCATTAGTAACAGCTTTATTTGATGAAGCTCCAGCAGTTCCTGCATCTCTTACCTTAACAGTGTTTGCTGGCATATCTTCTAATTTAAGACCAGATGCTTCTTGAGTTAAACCGTGACCACCCGCTACTGAAAATGTTCCACTTGAATCTCCAGTAAGATTTCCACCAACACTAGTCTTTAAAATTCCGTTTCCTGCATTATAGTTTCTTCGCACCGCTTTACTAAAATTTAAGGCTTTTACTATACTTGAATCATGGCCAGCATAGTCACTACTAAGATCATCTAAATCACCGATGTGGGCAGCAATAGTATTAGATTTTACTCTAAAAGTGTTAATTGTATCACTTAAATTTATAACTGTCTGTCTAGCCATTTGATTCTACCATTTTCTTTGTTATTTGCGCCAGCATTTGTTTTATTTCGCTTACATCATTTTTCAACTCGGCAAGTTCTTTTTCTTTTTCAGCGTCTAATTTTTTCTTCATTCTAGCTCTATTAATAGTATCACTATTAATATTTAATATAGCACCACTATTTAAATCTTTAACTAAATTAGGATGACCCTGAATTTTTATACTGTTTATTTTGCTTTTCACCTTAAACACCCAATGCTATAACTCTTAAATCTTTAACTGTTGGAACTTTTGAACTATTATTAGCAAAGAATACTATTTTTATTTGAAACGTAGTAAATGCTGGTATAGTTCCATCAGTTCCACCAATTAAATAATTGTATTCTTTATATGAATATGGATCATCTGATATTGAAACTGGCGCTTCAAGCGTTGCAAGTGTCCAATTAATATCTGTCAATATAGTATCTTCTGTACCTGTTTTAAAATATACGTCAAATAAAGCACCAGTTGGTCTATTTGCTGCTAACATTACTTTTAAACCAACTGCAGTGTTTGTTAATGTTACAGGTTTTGTAATATGTTTAGCAAGAGCACTTCCACTAAATGGTGTTGTTTCTGCAGCATAATCAAAGACCACATTTTGACCAGAAGTAGCTACATCAATAGGTCTATCAATTTCATTTTTTGTAAGTACTAATGAAGCTCTTTGTAAATCTATTACTGGAGAAACAAATGAGCTTGTTGTACTTAATGATATTCTTAAAGATCCAGTATTAACTCCACCTAATCCACCAATACCTGTTGCAGTGTCTTCTTTTACGGCATTCGCCACCATTATTGGATTTTCAAAATGATTTTTCTGATTAATTGCAATATCAGTATATCCTCCGGCAGGTGCAATATATGGTGTTTCTAATGCAACATTAGAATATCCGCTATAAATGCTTGCTTTTGGAATTACATTTGTTAAAGGTGGATTTAACATTTGAACAATAGGATATAAAGTATTTCCTTGAATATTTTTAGTTGCAAATACTGCACTACCACCACCTTGAGCAGCTGAAGTAGCTGATCCAGCTGCTAATGTAATTTTATATCCTGTTGGATCTATATGCGTTATCGTATGAGTAACATTAAGTTGAACTGCTGTAACACCACCAACTGCTGTTGCTCCAGTAATAGCAACTTTATCTCCAACAAATAAATTATGATTCTTATGGAAAACTCTTATTGAAGTTGGAGCTGAAGTATTTGTTAGAATTGGACTAGGGCCTAATAGTGCAAGAGGTAAATCTGCTGTATTAAGTTGAGCAACTGCTTGTATATTAGTAGCAAAATCGCATCTATATAATGTAAATTTCATATCTTGTTCTTGAGAAGCTTCCCAAGTTGTACTGTTTTGTGATTTAAAGAAAGATCCTAAGAATGGTTGTTTTGTAATTCTTCTTGCAGTAGAACCTAATTCAAAATCGCCCATAAATGATGTCCATAATAAATAATCTGTATTGTCGCATATGCAAACAAGCGCGTATTCTGTTCTACTAGACAAATAAATTGGCTCATCAAAAACAAATGTTGTAGCAAGAGATGCATCATCAGAAATACTAACATTTCCAGGCGATAAATATTTTCTGGATCCTGGTACAATTGTATTTGATGATGGATAGCCATTTACAAGAGGTCTTAATTCAATCCATACTGGTAATGTAGCATGCTTTGTTTTAAAATATAAATCAACTTTGCAGGCAAATATACCTTCGTCTTGAGGAATATAAAACGATTGCGCTAAAGGATCCCTGGAATTGTCATCTGGTATAGGTTGCAATCTAGATCCAGTTACTACTCTACTACTACTTGAAACTCTACCGCCAACTACAGTAAGATGACGAGTAGACAATATTTCTTCTTGAAAAGTTTCAAGAGCACCTGCAGCGTTATATGATGCTATTGCTGATGATCCTGACAAACCACCATTGGCTGCTGTTTCTGTAACGTCAAGTAACATAAAATTAGCGTTACCAGTTCTAAATTTAGTTGTACTATTATTAGGAATAAAAAATGATCCCGATATTCCTCCTAGTGCGTCACTAAGTAAAGCACCTGCCCCATCCGGGTGAGTTGTAAAATTATTTGGTGATTCAAATTCAACTCTTGCTGAATTAATTCTATCAAAGTTTCCAGTACTTCTAACAAAATTATCCATTTTAAAGTTATTAAAGTATGCAAAATGATATGCGTTTGGTCGCAATCCAATAGCTTCAAAACTAACTTTTCTACTTCTCATAAATGGTATAACTGCTACATCAATAATTCTATCACCTAATGATGTTCTAATAGTTTCAGAAGCTACTACTCTATTTACAATTGAACTTGTGGTTTGGTCAAATCCCCAAACAGTTAATCTTCCACTAGTCTGAGAGAATGCTCGACTAGACGTTGTTGTAGCTCCTGCCACTGTAGTTTCATCACCAACTTCAAGACCTTCAATATCATTACCTAACCAACCCCATTCGGATTGATCAAAGAGAAGTGCTTGGTCAAGATTTAATCTTGTTCCACCATCTATTACTTTTGCTGCTGCTCTTTGATCTACTTTCCATTCATCTGATTGAGGGGATAGATTTATTGACCCATTATATATAGAAATCATATATGGATTAACATTTTCTGTACGAGATACAACTGTTTGACTGATATATTCAACATCTGTATATTTAATGTAAACGTTATCGCCTCTTAAAATAGTATCTGGAGTATCTACACCACTAACAGTCCTTGAAGAAGAAGTTGAAGCATCGTAAATAAGTCCTACGTTGTATTCAGTAAATGGTGGATGTAAAGTCATAGTTTTTGGATTAACTGAAGCTCTATATTCTACTGAATTAGTATTTGAATGAAATAAATCTTTAAAGTTGTCTACAAGAAATCCAGATTTAGTTCTATTATTTCCACTACCGTCAACTACTTCAAAAGCGTTTGTATCAAGTTCTAATAAACTAAGTGATACTGTTTCTTCAAGCAAATCGACTCTTTTATCGATTTTACCAATATCTTTCATGGTATAACCTTTATTCTCAATAAACTTAACAACCATGTCAGAAGCAGAAATTGTACCACCGTTAAGTGATGATCTATATAGTTCTAAAGATTTGGGTGGCTGAGATGGTAATACTGGATTATCGGCTGGAGTTCCTTCTAAATTTTCTAAAATACCCTCAGCATTTATAATGATTCTATCTTGTCTTGGTAGATAGTGCTCGATTCTAACATTTATGAGTGTATCATTTTGAGGCAACTCGTTAACTACACCACCAGTTGCGCCACCAGTGTCGTTATATACTGTTCCGCCTGGTGCGATTGCTGATCTAAAATCTACTACATCTCTTAATTGAACTACTGTTCCATCTCTCATAATATATTCTGGAATATCGCCATACGCTGCAGGAAGATTAGGATAAGATCCAACTGCAAAACATACTCCAGCTCCATGTTGATAATATGTAAATTCAACATAAACATCACCTGTAAGACTACTTGTAGATTTTCTTATTAATTTTCCAAGACCATAAAAGCCATCTCGCTGACCATTGTCAACTACAAATTGATCACTTACATCTGCACCGCTTGAAGATCCAGCTTTAATCATTGTTACTGCAATAATATCATTTTGATCTAAATCAACTGTGCCAATACCACCACTTACAGAAATAGCAATTGTCTTTTGCTGATTAGCCGAGATTGTTTTTGATCTAACAGAGATATTACTTGATTTTTTAACGTATGCTAATACTTCAACATCATTTGTAGCATGTGGTAACCCAGTAATTTGAATTGTTTGGCCACCTGTCGATCCTATTGTAACTGTTCCTGTTCCTGTTACAACTGTTCCACCTTGCATTATAATCCAATCACCAGTATTATCAAATACTTCTCCAGAAAGTCCTGTAAGTGTTATGGAATTACTTGAAGGTGTTCCTGTAAATTTTCTCATTACTGTTAAATCAACAATTGCAATATCTTTAGGTCTTTTATAAGGGACTTCAAAGAATAAATTATTATCATTTGCTTCTTTAAGAACTGCTCCAGCAGGGCTTCCTTCTAATACTAATGTTGAACGAGCACTTGTACTAGGACCAATTTTAACTGCATCTCTAAAGCTATTTGTACCTGTCATTACTACATCAAATATAAAGACTCTAAAGTTTGAACCAAATGCTGCTGGTGCATCTACATGGCGTACTCTACAAGTTCCTAATACTGAATCATCAGCTTTGTAAATATTGACTGCTGGAAATGTAGTTTTTTGATTACCACTTGGCGAATCCATAGGTAATGCACCAACAAATTCTGATACAATTACATAACTTCCATATTCTGCAGGAATAGAACTAATATCGCCAGTTGAAGTATTTCCAGCAAATGAAGTTGCTTTATTAACGGACAATGTTGTTTGAGTAGGAAGATTAATTCTATGCCCATTTACGTATGCTTTACCTGAACTTAATACTGCATTAAGTGTTGAAGCTGATCCAGAATCATATGTTAAATAAAATGGATCTACAACATAATTACCAGATTCTTCAGAAGTTCTTTGAGCAATTAAATCATTAATTTTATTGTATTGATTAAAACCAGTTGCTTGTTCAACTATTACAGAATTAATTATATTTGCAATATACATAAACGTTTCTAAACCTGGAGTAGATGGTTTAGTTGCAAGTGTTAACGTTATTCTATAACGATCAGCTCCAGGAGCAGAAATATTTGGAAATTGTCCTTGATTATCAAATAATGAAACGTCGTCAGATGCTGTAACAATATCTTGAACTACATTAAATCCTACAATTCCTGTAAAATCATTACTATATTTGGAAATAATTTTTGACTGTGATTTAGCATGGACAAAATGTCCTTGAGCAAAATAATCACCAGCCGCGACCGATAGTCTTACGCCTTGGCCATATGATGGATCAGCGTCTGTATGATTAGCTTTAATTTTATATGACTCACTACCATTGTCTATTTGAATAGTTTCATCTGGTAAAAATCTTAATGTAGATGTCCCAGCGGTTTGCGATCCTCCACTTCGATACATAATATAAAGTGTAGGTGGACAACTTGCAGTGCCATCGCCGTTTTCAGCAGAAATAATTTCAGCACTAATACCAGATGTTAATCCATTAAATATGGCACCTGGTACAGCTAATGTATTTGCTGGCCATTCAGTTGCAGGAGCTTGTAAAACACTAGGTTGTAATTTAACAAATTCAATATTAGCATTAATACTAATACCGCCTGGATTAACCATTGCTCCTTCTTTAAAGATATTTCTACCAAACCGCTCCAGATCTTTTTGAATAATAGTTTGAGACTGAGTTAGTTCTCTGGCCTGTAGAGCTCGCCGAGGATTAAAAAGAATTCTTTTAAACCCATCACTATCGGAAAAATCATCCTTATAGGTAGCATTCATTAAGTTTTCTGAAAAAGTTACTGTCATATTATTACTCTACTTTTATAGTTGGATGATGACTTTAATGTCTTCGGATTGGTTTGCAGTTCGTTGAACTGATGCTCTATTATCTAGATATAATACATCTCCAGTTAATCTATCAACTTCAGCGTTATTATCAAATGATTCTATTATACCTTCACCATTTCCATCTACTTCTTGAATAGCTTCACCTGTAGTAAATAATTTAAATCCCGTATCAGGAGATTGATGATAGTGAATTCTTGTTCCACCTGAAACACTTGAATCTACGTTATCTATATACGCTTGTGCACTTGAGCTTACACCTTTAATTTTACGATCTTTACTAAATGCGACTGTGTAAGATGATAATTTTATATTTCTTGTAGCTACGCCGGTCAGCGCTGTGAAAAGACCTGTAGAATCAGGTTCAAGTGGATTTTTAATAAGACCAACTTGTCTAAAGTCCTGAGATAAAATAAAATCTTCATCATTATCTAAAATTTTAGATCTAAACATTACTGCATCAGCTTTTAAATCTTTTCTAGCATCAAATCCAAATCCTGGAGTTGGACCTACCACAGGCCTTGCCCGAGCACTATCACCACCAGAGCCATCTGGTAAAATAATAAGTTCAGCATAATCATAACTATCTAAATAATTTAAAGTAGCACCAGATGTTTTAGTTTGAATTGCTGTAATTGTTCCATTATCTGAGTCAATAATAGGTTTTAAAAAGTTTGCAGCGGAATCACCAAATGTCAGAGCACCATTACCTCTAAGAACAAGATTGGGAAACGCGCCTGAGGTACCATATCCACTTCCATTATTAGTCATCACAAAAGAAGTAATTCTACCTGGTACAGCATTTTGCTGAATTTCATGTTGTTTAATCTCAATACCAGTAGAGTTAGAATCAGGTGCGGTTTCCTGAATATGAACAGGCATATATTGAGAGGATAAAAAGAAATTTGCTTTCAAAGCACTAATTGTATAAAGAAATTTCCATACATAGCCATCTGATGTATAAAAAGGCGCAACATTTTCATTGCCACTAGGTTTAACAAGAGATGGTTGAGGAACTCCTTGTTTATTTACACCCGTTCTTAAACAAATATATACTCCAAAATTATCTGTTAAAACATAATATCTTTTACCGACACTTAAAGTTCCTGCTCGTCGGTCATCCCATTGTGGATAAATTGTTCCATATACCCAATCTTGTCTTGGCACAATAAAACTGGCTGCTTCTACTTTTTTAACAGCTTGAAGTTTTTCTTTAAAATCAATTGTATCAAATTTTGAATTTAATGGGGTGGTAGCGGCATCATTACTATCCCATTGTTCAGATCTGCCAATTCCAATATAATACTCATTACCAGCTGAATTATAATCAGCTAATAACTCTTTTAAAATATTGTGTTTTAAATCATCAGTGACGATAGCTACCATAGTTTATTTCCTATCTTAATATGTTCAAATTGTAATACTAAAAATATTAATTCTGTTGTTGGTTATATTTATATAGTTTTTTGCCTTTATGGTCTTAAATCTGAATCATAAAGTGGATAAGCTTGTGTCATATCAGAATCTGCAGCAAAGTGAGATGCACCAAGTTCAGCATATGCAAGCGATGTAGTAATAATAGATGGATATGGAGTTTTCATATAACTTGGATTATCTCCAGTGCCAACATAGAATGATGGATATGTTCCATAGTAACCATAAGAATCGATACCGTTTCCAAGATGAAGTGATGGATTACTATCAACTCTAATTAAAGTAGCACTATCAGTTGTTGTATTCCAACTTTGTCGTGTCTGTGCTGCCCAAGCATATGTAGTAGGATATGCTGCATTTAATTCAGCTATAGTTCTATTTAAATAAATATCTTCGCTTAATGGTCTAACATGTAATCGATAATTATAAGAAATTCCATTATATACTTCTGATACAAGAGAAGTAATATCAACTAATTGTAAAGTATCTTCAACTGGTCTTGTTCCAAGTGAATCATATATAAAATTATCTGATAAATTTGCATTACCAATTACAGAAAATGGAAAAGTATCTGCAAATGGTGCAGGCTCAGCTGAGATTGCAGCATTAATTGCAGGCTCTTGAATTACTATTTCTGCCGCTAAATGAAAACCTGCGGGATGCACAAATTTCTTGTATAACTCTTCCCACTCTGGCATACCCCTATCTGTTCTAATAAGGTGTGATAATAACTGATATATTCCGCCGTCTTGTATAACTTTTTGTTGATCTACACCAATTTCAGAACTACTATCATTAAGATAAAACAAATCATTTTTTGGATAATGTATTTCGGCATCGGTTAAAAAGAAAGCTCTAAAAAATCCTTCAGATGAATATTTAGAACCTTTTACTCGATAAAATTTTGCAAAATTACGAATAATTTCTCTTGGGTTAACTGGAAATTTTTTAATGCCTACACCTAAAGCAACTTCATTTAATAATAAATCTAATTGCTGTAAAGAATTATCTTCAATATCTCTACATGTGTAAATATCTTTTATTAAACTGCCAAATCCTTCAGCATCCATAAAGTCATAATAATATTCTAAAAATAAAATAATATTTGGATATTCTGTAATAAAATATTCTGGTAAGATTTCTTTTACAGAACTCCTATGTAATTCTAATGGAAGTCTATTAAAATCTTTTAATGTTCTTTCGCGGCCATTTGACATTATTAATACCCGCCTCCACCAGAACCACTAGAACTAGATGATGTGCTGGAACTACCAGTTGATGATGTACCTACCACAGATCTACCACTTGAACTATTTAATACTATATTTGTATTTTGATAATCAATATTAACACCAACAACTAAATTTGTTTCAGCAACTTTTAAAATATAATTTCTAAGAGGTTTAACCGATGTTTGATCTTGAGGAGTAGCTGAAATTTTAATGCTTGTTGAACCATCAATAATTGCTCTTGGTTCAAATCCATTTAATTGAACCAATCCACTTTGTGGAAAGTAAGATCCAATATTATCAACTAACACTGAACTATTTGCATCAATAATTTGAAGTATTGTAGTATTTAATTTATTTCTCATTCTTGCAATAGTATTATTTTCACCATATGTAAAAGATGTAGATGTAATACTATAAGCATCTAAACCAGGCTGTTCTAATCTTATTGGAAAATATATGCTATAAGTATCTTGTAAATTTAATGTCGGTTTAAATTCAATTTGAAGTCTAACATTCATGCTTGAAGAAAGAATTGATTGGTCATATGCATCAATTTGAGTTAGTAATGTTGATCTTCTAAAGGTTTTACCAAATCCTCTTAATATTGTATTAAAATGAGTAGTAATAAGTTCTTTTACTCTGCCTTCAATATTACCAGATTTTAGACCAGTAAGATTAGGATCCCATTGAACTCTTGTATCTAGTTCAAAATTTAAAACTACTGGATCTACAAATTTTGTTCCAATAGCCATAATTCCAAGATTGTTTGCATATGTATTAACTATATTTGCTTTAATATCTGTTTGTTCTGCTACAGTAGTAGTATCAGCAAATTGAGTGCTAATATAAACACATCCATAATCAACCGGAATATTATCTTGACTACCCCAACAAGCTACTGCTTCTATTTGTGGAAAATTAGCTTTGATCATTGATTCATAATCTAATGCAGTGACTAATCTTTGTTGTGTCGCAAAAGCAGCTGGAGCTAGCTGTTTAATAGTATCAATAGACTGTAATTCTGAACCACTAATAGATTTTGTAATTCCAATAACATTTACGGGGTAACTTTGACCAAGTACACCAATGGTATCATTAGCTGTAAATGTAACTCCACCATTACCAGCAGATCCTGCTGTGCTAAGATAATTAATAATAATTTTATTACCAGCAACTGGCGCTCTACCAAATGATACACCATCACCAAAATTTAACTCATAATATCCATTAGGCATTTCTCTTAATGTATAATAAGCTGAAGTAGAATCTACTGTTACTGCTCTACTTAATTCAGTATAAGTGTCAAAATCTTCTGATGTTGTAGAATTATATACATTTACAACCGCAGTTTTAATATCCATATTTGGATCTGGTATTATATAAACTTGTCTATCAGATGTCTCACCAACATAAAAAGTTTTTGTAGTTACTTTACCCTCAAATGCTGTAATTTCTTGAACACCAGTATCTGTTGTAAATGTATATACACCATTTGCTTCTGTACCAGTATATTTTTGTCTAGTATGAAATTGATATGTGTTGCCATCAATATTTGTATTAAAAGTAAAACCAGAAGGAAGAAGAATTGAAGTAGGTCTTCCTACAACTAAGCCAGTATTGATACTTACTCTTAATGTAACTTTTGAAGATGTTTTTGATGCAACATCTAAACCAAGCATTTCTGCGTGTGATACTACCGAAGGTCTTAATTGTGCTGTATCAAGAAATGATTCGTTTAATGCAAAATTAGCTATAAGTCCATTGTAGTGTGTATTATATGCTAATACATCTAAGATATTATTTAAACCCGATGCTTCAAAATCATAATCTGCAAACTCAGATTTTGCTTCGAAAAAAGTTTTTAATGAAGACTTAATATTTTCAAAGTCAAGCTGTGTTGATGTAATATTAGTTGCCATTTATCTTAGCCTCGCTACTGATGTTTCAATGACTTCTATTGAGCCTGTTGAAATTACTTGAAACTCTATTCTACAAAAAATATTGTTTAAGTCTGGTTGAATTACTGATTGAACATTTATAAGCCTAGCTCTTGGTTCCCAATTTTTTATTGCCATTGCAATTTCTTCATTTACATCATCTTCTATTAAATCATCATTTAATTCAAATAATAAACCTGATAAATCAGCACCAAAATCATGTGAAAACGGTTTTTCAAATTTATTAGTCATTAATAAATTCTTTACGGCCTGTTTAACTGCTGCAGCATCTTCTTTTTTAAAAACATCACCATTAGTTTTTTTATTAAATGATAAATTAATATCTTTGCTTGTCCGCGTGCCCGAAGTAATAATACTCGGAGTAGATAAAATGCCATCTTCTGTTGCAAAAGCTCTTGTTACCATTTTGTTTATCTTCTATTGTTTATTCTATTTATACATTTATTTGTTATTTTAAACTCCAATTAAGGCTTCCTCTACCTTGTGATTTGCCTATAATAGCGCTCTCTTCCCCTACTTCAATAGCTATATACTTATGATTAGATGGAATAGCTCTACTTATATACACTTTATATTCTGAAGGACCATATCCATAGCCATTATTTCCATATTTTTCAAACCATTCTTTTTCACCATCAACATCATGATATGTAAGAGTACTTCCTGGAGCATGTTTACCAGCAATTGCCGCTGCCAATAATTCTTCTCTACTACCATACGTACCAGATGGTAATTGTGTTTCTATTCTATCTTTCTTTGGTTTAGGTTCTGGTACTTGTTTTTTCTCTTCAACTGGCTTTGCTGCTTCAGCTTTTGTTTCAGCAGTTTGATAAATTTTATTTGTCCTCGGCGCTGGTATAGATCCACCTTCTTCATCTCTCATAGAAAACAAACTAGCGTCTTTATATACAGAAAAATCACCGCCCCAGCCAAGACCATGCGCTCGAGCAATTTGTGATATTGCATCAGGAAAATCATGAACTAATGTAGTACCTTTTAAATTTTGAGAAATATTTATGTTTATTCCTAATCCAGATGCATTTGATGTCCATAAATCTTCACCAGTAAATTCATCTGGAAGATTTGAATATCTTTGAGTAGTGGTCGCATATCCATCAAGAGTTTTAATTTCATAATTATAATCTGGTCCTTCGAGCTTATTAATAAATGCTTGAAAGTTATTCCATACAGCACCAGAAACAAATGTGTAAAAGCCATTTTTTGTTTTAATTTTCTTTAACCCTTCAGCAGTAATTGCTGGCGTTGTTGGTTCTTCAAATTCAATTGATCCTGTTTCACTTAAAGAGATTTCAATTAAGTCTTTATTTGATTGAACTTCATTATTAAAGTGAGTTTCTATTTCTTGCTTAAAAGTAACATTATAATTTTGAGGTATTTCTGGCATTACTACAATAATACTAGCGTACAATATTTTTTCACCAGAAGATAATTCATCAACTTCATAAGTGTCATAAGACATTATTAATTTATCATATTCAGCATTATCTTTTAAGTATGCTGCTAAATCAAATGTAACACCTGGAGATAGATCTCCACTTCTTGAGTTACGTACTTCAAAACCAACTACTCTTCCCGTTGCAGATAATTTTGTTATAGAATCACTTGGTGCAGAAACATCTGTTGTTCCTAATTTTTGTACCCCTTCAACTATTTTTATGTTAAAGCCTTCCATAAACTTTGGTACTTTTACTAATTTTAATAATTTAACAGTTGCAACTAAATTTCTTGCCATTCTGTGTCTTTCAACTTGACTCATATCATTCATTGTTTCAGAGTTCGGAAAGAATTTAGCTACTGGTATTCCAGGTGAAAGAAGCGTACCCATTTTAATGTCTTTTATATTATTTGGATTATATTGTGCTTCAGGAACAATAAATTTAATTTGCTTTTTAGATGTGTCTGTTGGTTTATATCTAATAGTTTTAGCTCCTGGATCAGCAGCTCCAATAGTATTAGAACCCATTCGTGATTGAGTTTTCTTTCCTAATATTCTATTGACATGTTCCGGAACTTTTTCTGAATACGAAGAAGATAATGTGCTATTTGCAATGCACTCATTAACAAATGCTAAGTTAGATTTATTTGCAGGATTGCGCAATTTAATTCTTATTTCAGATGTGGTAAGTGGTTTATCAGTAACTCCAGCAGTTGTAACTGTTTTATCCATATAATTGTATATGCCATCATCGTCATCTACAAAAACTGATTGTACCATATAAGCGGATTTATCTAAAAATAATGATGTAGTCGTTTCAGTTGGTAATGGTTTTAAATTATCTAATCCACTTGGACCATAATCACTTGCAGCATCAGATGGCCATTTCTTTGGTCCCTTTGTAGTATTTGCTGCAGTCGCATCTACAGCATCTGCCGTAATATTAGCATTTGTAAATCCAGCTGCACTGCCAGTGGACGGACCAACATTTGCAGTATCAGCAGAAATTGCTTGATCGGCCATTCCAGTTAAGTCACCATGAAATGTTGTTGCATGCATAGATGTTGAATTTACTCGAGTTGAATTAATTGTTTGAGTATCTAATGTATCTGTTGCATACACACTTTTTGTAGTAACAGTGTCGAGTGCGTTTATTGAATGGCCAGTGTACATATTATAGTTATACATTACGATATTTTCACCACCAATAGTTCCGGTATTACCTGTAGCAGTTAAATCCTGAGCAACAATATTAATGTTAGGCGATGTTAAACTAATTTCGGTTTGTGATGTAAGAGTTGTAGATCCTTTGTGGTTATAATCCGCTTCACCTCTTACAATAAATTCATAATCTTCTTTTACTGAAGTGCTTAGTTTTCCAAGAAATGTATTTGTAACATCTTTTAATACTGTAGTGCTTTTTACTTTTTGAATAGTTTCAGCCATCATACCAATAATTCGTTTAGTATAAGACCCAAAGACATTTACAATCCAATGACCTCCAACTTTTAAATTATAATTACCACCAACATCAAGATTAAAATCTCCACCAATATTCATAGTCAAATCACCTGAATATGTAAGATTTCCATTACCTTCTGTAAATAAATGATGATTACCAGTTATTAAATCAACTCTATTGCCTCTTGCATTAACAATAACAGAACCATCTGGTTTTATTTCAACACCTGCACCACATAAATGTTTTAAAAGAATTCTTTCACTTCCAATTGTATCATCATATAATGCTACATGACCTTTTGGTGTTGTTTTAATTGAAACTTGCGCGGCGTCAGATGGCGTTGAATGTGTCAATGATATATCTTCACGGCCAATTACAGTACTTACATCAGTTTCTAAATTATGAATCGAAACACCGCGTGTACTTTTTTCAGTACCCTGTTCAAAGAAATAATCAGCTGTTGGATTTTCACCTGATGCATCTTCAAAACCAGTTCCTCGAACGGTTCCTAGTAGAAGAGCTCTTCTATTTCGTGCAGATATATTTTCAAGTTCTTTATTATTTAAACTCATTTTTTGCCTACACTTTCTTTATACGATTTAAGGCTATTAATAGGAATCCCTAACATATTTTTTATACCAAGTGCTCCTCGAGTAGCTTCAATTATAGATTTTCCTTCAGCTATAAATTCAGCTTGTTTTTCTCTATCTAGCACAACATTTACAACTTCATCTGTAATTAATTCTTTTGGTTTTATTATATCGCCTTCTTTTAATATATCATTATTAAGAAGTTGTACAATTTCATCATATCCATGAGCTAAAATAGGTATAGCTCCAGGTAATGGCGCTGCAGTTTTTACTTGCTCTTTATCTGGTACAGGAGGAATTACAGCTGGAGCTGGAGAGGGTGTGACAAATGGAGCATTGTTTTCTGTAATAGCATCAGATAACATAACTTGCTCTGCAACTAATGCATCTTGGTCTACATTTTCTAATTCTGGATCTGTTTGATTAGTAGTTTTAAATCTATTTTTTAAATATCCTCCAACATCAAATCCAGGATCTTGAGCCCAATGTTCAATATCATTATGTCCAAAAACACTACATCCCGGCCATATTGCATAATACGATTTTACTATTATATCAAGAGTTTTCATTTGAGCTGTTGTTAAAGATTCTTTACCATATTTCCAATATTCTTTCTTTTCAGTTGAATAAGAATTCAATCCGCCTATAAAGACTACACCAATACTATATTTGTCATGATTATCAGCATGACGACCTTCAATATAAACTGGTCTGCCTCTTTCTATTTGTCCATTTTTCTTTACAACGTAATGATAACCAATGCCATCTTGATTCAGTGCTATAGCTCTTTCATGTACTTCTTCAGCACCTGCATGAGATTGATCTAGAAAATGTTCACTCCAGTGCAATATGAGTTCTGTAACT